ATCAGGTTTCTCCTATTTTAACTTAAGGTCTTTGATAAGGCGTGTAATGCCTTCTTTCAGGTACTTCTGTACTCTTTGATCTTGTGTGGCATCACGAGCCACATCTAACACTCGGTGTCCATGACGCATATTCATCAAGCTTTCGTAAATTGCTTTAGGATATGCATGCGGGGCCGAAGGCTGTGCTACAATATCAACAGTAATAATATCAAAACCGCTGACATGTCCTGTGCTTTCATTTACTTCGCCACTACCACGGCTACTAACACCCAACTTAACACCCGAGGTAATCATAGCTTCAACTAGTTTTCCCATTGGTGTTGGTAGAATTTTTAGTTTTCCATGACCGCAAGGACCATCCATCCACATTTCAGTTATCATGTGGCTTACACGATCCAAATTTATTTTTAGGTCATCGGGATGATCAACTTCGCCTAAAACTGAATGTCCAGTTTTAATTTGCTCGTTGATTTGTGTAACGGCTTTTGAAATTTCGTGAATGGGATAAACACGTTGGTTGGCGTTTTTCACGCCGCCCTCGATGAATATCCCTTTCATATATAGATTCTTACCTTCGCCGATTGTAGAGTCTTCGGTCAAGACCTCTATCTGCGCTCGGTCAAAAGTAAGATTCTCTTTTAGGTACAAAGCCATATTATTGCCCTAACTTAGTTGCCACCTGGTTCAATGCTTTTCTTCTGAACTGGAACAGATCCATCAGTAGTTTGGCCTTCACCAGATTTAGCTTTTGCTTTGTTACTATACCAGTTTTGTGCGCCTTTGTTGCCGCCTGGTTTGTTTACATTGCGTTTTGCTACGTCAATTTCTTGTGCATTTTTTACCAATTTACCATCAACTTTACCGTGTGGACGTTGACCATCGGGTGCTTGTTCACTAAAACCTTTTGCAATGTTTGCTGAACTGCCACCCATGTCGTTTTTACCTGCCAGTGGGTTCTTGGTGTTGCCTGCTGGCTTGTCGCCACCTGCACCAGTACCTACTGGAGTAAACTCTGTGTTGCTAGGTGCGCTGATTTTTTCTACGTATTCACGCATTAAATCAACCGCAGTTTTTTGCACGGGACGACGGCTTTCAGTCATTTCTTCATCATCATCTTCTTCATCTTCGGCTTCGGCTTCCATCATTTTATATTCTTCGTCGTCGCCCATGTCATCCATGTCGTCGCCCATGTCGTCCATGTCGTTGCCCATGTCGTCCATGTCGTCGCCCATGTCGTCATCACCACCCATTAGCTGTTCAAATTCAGCTTTTAGAGCTTCTAATTCTGACTCAAGATCCATAACTTTTTGCTCTAGATCTTCCTCGCCGCCCATGTCATCCATATCGCCCATGTCATCCATGTCTAATTCGCCGTTATCTTCGTCGTCGCCTTCGCCAATACCGTCTGTTTCGTCCATGGCAATTTCGTCAACTAAACCTTGAACTTGATTGCCGCCGATGTCTTCTTCGGTGTATTCTTCGTCCATTAGGCTTTCGTAAATGTCTCGTGATTTTTCAACCACAATGTCGTGAAACAACGCACGAGCTTTATCTTCCTCGTCGTTGATAATGTGTTCAATTAGCTGTTCATATTTGTTCATTAGGAACTCCTTGTAATAATATGGCTGTATTTTATTTACTAAAATACCTAGATAATGGGGTTAAATGGTGTTTTTTTGAAGGATTTTTAAGGACTATACCGGTCCTGCGGCTGCTGCGGGCGGTTTATATTGCTTGGTTATTTTTTCTAACTTGTGCTCGTGTTCTACTTTGCGTACATCGCTAGCCATACGTAAACGATTTAAATCACCTAATGTTAAACGAGTTTTTCTGAGATCGCTCAATTTCAAAGGGGTATTATCCTCGGCAGCAGAATGATAACCAGGTTTAGCAGGATCGTATAATTCATTTAATAGCATAATGTATTATTTACTCAAAATTGTAATTATACCGGTGCTCCGGCTGGTACAGGAGCTGCTCCTGCGGCTGCGCCTGGTTGTGGGCCGCCCAATGGACTTGCACCTTGCATTGCTCCAGGAGCTACTTCACCCGGGGGCACAGGCGGTTCTACTGCTTCTAAATCTCCGGCTATTCCACCAGGACTAATTCCTACGCTACGTAAATTTGGATCCTCAACCGGAGCTTGTGCAACATCACCTTGCTCTTCGGCCCACATGGTCTCATTTTCGTTCATTTCTTGTTCAGTCATACCCAAATACCGTTTCATTAAGAAGCGTTTGCTCATATAAGGATATGCTTCGAGTTGCGTAAATGTAGCAATTCTGGCACTATCAACATCAGCCTGGCGGTACTGTGCAAAATTTTGTGGTTCTTCAAATATCAAATCAAACAGTTGTCCATCTATATTGATGCCGCGCCAGCGCATGAATAGTTTGAATTCTTGATCCAGTTTGTCTACAATCATTGACTGTAGTCGTTTACAATATTGGTTAAATCGCCATTCTTGGATTAGTGCAGTCCCAACACGACCATCTGTGATTGATCTTGACCCATCATCTAATTCTGTGGGCAAGTAACTGCTAGGAATACGTAGTCCTCGGAACAATTTATTCGTAAAAAAGCGTAGATCTGTAATCTCGCCTAGATTTTGTCCACCTGGAAACACATCTATACTGGATCCTCTGCCCTCAGCTGTAACCGGAAAGAAGTAGTCTTCCATCATACTTAAAGGGTTATAAGTGGCATCCATCATGTTGGCACCGCCACCAGTTTGTGTAGGAATTCTGCGTTGATGAATTTCGTTTTTGATACGTTCTACATAAGCCATTGCCATATGAGTGGGCATGTTGCCTACATCAATTTTAAACACTCTACGCTCAGGAGCACGTTGAATACGATAGATAATAATAGCATCTTCTAGTAATTCTTTTTGTTTGAATACTTTAAACACGTTTTCTAATACACTATTACCAAATGGCCAATACACATCAAGGCCTTCGGTTAGGCTCATATGTACCACATGTTCTGCATTGATTGCACTTTCGTTTTGAGCTCTGGTGAATCTTGTTCCACCCGAATATGGTGTAGCCGGTTGGATGTAACTGCCACTGGGTCCGCCTACTTGAGGATGATTGATATAGGTGTCTGAAGTAGATACAGCAGTTACAGTAAGATTTTCAAAATTTGGATTTAAATCCTTTACTATATACTGTTCAGGTTTTTTGCCTTCGGCTTCGTTTACAATGACCTTGACCACTTTGCTCATTTCGACCCAGAACATTTTAAATGTTTCTGGATCTCTGACAAACACTTGATCTCCGTATTTGATAGTGTTACGTACTATTTTGAAGATCCTTTTGTTCAATTCGTTAAGTGAAACCCATTGTTGTAACTGTTCTTTGATGATTTTTACTTCGTTATCAGTGGGTTTTTCCTTGAAATGGATGTCAAATGCTGTACCATTTGCTTCATTTTTTTGTGTCATAAATTCAGCTAAAATGTCAAGAGCTGCATTTATTTCAGAGTCCATGTCCATTTGTTCATATTGATTATATCGCTCAACACGATTTGGATGACCAATGTAAACTTCTGGCAAATTACTTTGATAATTTTTAAATCCTGGATCAGGATTTCTCCCACTGCCAAGGGGACTGACATTGCTAGGGAAATTTGATGATTTAAAGTATTTTTTCCAAGACATGGGCTATTCCGAGGTATTGTATATTTACCGCACTAGCCCATCTCATTAGCGATTCTTTCGTTGACCCTTATATTTTCATTCATTGCATCAACAAGTTTGGTTAAATTTTCAATTTGGGTCTGCATCATGGACATGTGCATTTTGTTATCATCTGCGATTTGAGTTTTTACTTCTTGCATCACCTGTTTAAGTCCAGTTGGTGCAGATAAAACTGATTCTAATGCAGTGCTTAGTGCTGTTGGAAGTTCTTTAATTTCTTCTTTTTTTGGTTCGTTGGTGCTTGATCTTGATCTGTTTACCTGTTCAATAACACTGGCAAATGTAGTTTGCATTTGCTGTATAGATGGCATTTCTTTTATGGCATTGTTAGCATTTGGTAAAATAGTACCGGATGTAGTAGGCACAAATAGTTCTGGACCTCGTTCTCCAACAATGTATTGCGATCCTTTATCAACTGGACCACCTAATGCACGAGCATTGGGTCTAGTAGATTGACTTTCTTTTTTTATTTCTTCCAGTATCTTTTCAAAAAATATCTTGCCTTGTGCTTTAAAAATTTCTTTAAGCTCGATAAGAAACTGTCCTGGTGTCATAGGATATTCCCTGCCCTCTTTGTCTATTCCTTTTCCAGTGATACCCTGGACACCCAATACAGATAGTTGATTCATAAATGTAGCTGCATTTTTATAGGCTTTGGCATACGATCCCATGTACGGAGTGATTTCTTTTTCAAGTGCAGTAGCAAGTTTTTGTGTTTCGGCTTGTATCACTACAACATCTTTGCTCAACTGATCAGTCATTTTTGCCATGTTTTTAGCCGCAGCTACTGACTTGTCTACTGCATCTGGCATGTATTGTCCGTTAGTAAGCATGGCATTAAACAGGTTGGATATACCATCTAATCCCGAAGCTCCCAGTCTGGATGCAATGTTTATTGCTGCACCGCCTTGTTTCAATTGTCTTTCTTGTTCTTGCCTTACCTCGGCTGTTTGTTTAAGTACATCTGCATTCATTTGATCTGCAGAATACGCAGTATTTTTAATATTGGCATATGATCCTTTAATAAGTCTTTCAAACTCTTTGTTCTGCGCCATTCCAATATTGGTAGCTTGATCGGTAATTGCCTGCCCACCAGTTGCCACATACTCTAAAAATCCTTTTTTAGCATAATC